GGCCAGACCAGCCTTGATTACATCCCCTTTGCTGTTGCCTATTCCAACCGTGTTGGGCTACTTGAGTCACGCCCGCCGATGGAAGACATCGCAGAGCTAAACCTCAAGTCCTATCAAATTCAAAGTGATTTAGACAACATTTTACATGTAAGCGCGGTGCCCATGCTCGCGTTCTACGGCTTCCCGTCATCTGCCGAGGAAGTAAGCGCTGGCCCTGGCGAAGCTATTGCCTTCCCCGCTGAAGGTCGCGCTGAATATATCGAGCCTGACGGCAAGAGCTTTGAAGCTCAATACCGCCGCCTAGAGCAGCTTGAAAAACAAATCAACGAGCTTGGCCTGTCTGCTGTCCTTGGTCAAAAGATGAGCGCTGAAACCGCTGAATCCAAGCGGATTGATCGCAGCCAGGGCGACAGCACCATGATGGTCATTGCTCAGCAGGTGCAGGATCTACTGGACAACTGCCTCAAGTTCCACGCTGATTACGTTGGCCAAGCGCAGGCTGGTTCCAGTTTCGTCAACCGTGATTTTGTTGGCGCACGCCTTGAGCCTCAGGAAATCCTGGCGCTGCTGCAGCTCTACACCTCTGGGTCCATCACGCAAAAGACCTTGCTTGATCAGCTCAGCGAAGGCGAAATCCTTGGCGATGATTTTGACGTTGAGGAAGAGCTGGAAGCAACCCAAGCTGGTGGCCTTATCGAAATGGGCGGGCCTGAAAACCTGCTTGGCGAGGACGTGATGGAAGAAGAAGTCCCCGCTGACGAGCAATGACGCAATCTGGCGTAACGCCTCGCCTTCTCAATGTTGAGCAGTACAAGCGGCGGATTGACCCCAATCAACCCATCGCCAATATCTACCGCAATGCCATTGACCTGAACCGTTTTGGTAATGGTGTCGCTCGCCAGATCGTGCGGGACTACAACAACATCATTCTCAGTGCTGTTGCTGACCTAAAGGCGATTGACCTTGGCGAAGTAACTGCAGGCGCTGGAATCGTCAGCCCGCAATCAGTGCAGGCCCAGCGGTTGCGCGTGATCCTCGCTCAGCTCAAGGAATCGCTTGATGCATGGTCTGGCCGCAGCACTGCATATGTGGCGCGTGAATTGCAAGGCTTGGCCGAGCTACAAACTGAGTTTGTCACTGAACAGCTGAAGTTTGCGATTGAGGGCGGGCAGGTTGGTGCGCGTGGCATTGAACCAAGCGTTGTGGCTCAGCGTGTGGTCAATACTGTTGAGGTGGCGCCCAACTTTGCGGCGACTGTGGCCACGGTTGACCCAACAGATCTGAACTTCACGCTGCCTGGTACTGGTGGCTTCAATCTGACCGCAGCTCAAGGCTCAGCCATAACTTTGCCCAACGGCGATGTCGTGTCTAAAGCTTTCCGCGGCTTAGCCGAAGCACAGGCGCAACGATTCAACGTCATTGTTCGCACTGGCCTGCTGACTGGTGAGCCAACGGCGCAAATCGCACGGCGCATGGTTGGAAGCTTGAACTTTGGCCAGTTGGCTAAGACCGCACGGCAACAAGCTCTGGCTGGCGGTGAACTGACCAAGGCTGCTGACCATCAGGTTTTGACACTTGTACGAACTTCGGTGCAACAGGTCGCCAATGCAGCCAGTGAACAGGTCTATAAGGCTAATCAGGACGTGACGCAGAAGTATCGCTACGTCGCCACGCTGGATAGCCGGACTTCAGCGATCTGCGCCAGCCTTGACGGCCAAGAATTTGAATACGGCAAAGGACCGCAGCCACCTATTCATTTCAACTGCCGCAGCACTACCGTGCCGATCATTGACTACGAAGGACTTGAACTGACGCCGCCTGAAAAGGTGATCGGCATTGGCAAGCGTGCATCAGCTGAAGGCCCAGTGCCCGCCAACGTCACTTACGGCAAATGGCTCGAAGGTCAAAGCAAGGATTATCAGAAAGATGTTTTCCGCAGTGACCGCCGCGCCGCGTACTTCAGAAAGTTGTCCAATAAATACGGCCCGCAGGATGCCTTGGTTCGCATGGTGCGCGAAGACGGCAGTGAAGTCACCCTGGCTCAACTGCAGCGGAGTTACGGCAAGGTCCGGGTTGATTAGGCTGACAGCATCCGCCTTGAACTGATGCCACTCAAGAAAGGCCGAAGCAAAAAGGTCATTCAAGAAAACATCAGGCGCGAAATAAAGTCTGGTCGTGACCCCAAACAGGCCGCGGCCATTGCCTATTCCAAGGCTGGCAAATCCCGTAAACGTCGCAAGAAGAAGTGATGGCCATTGGCATTGGCTCCCGTGTTAGCTGGGTTTATCAAGGCACTCGCACCTATGGCGTGGTCGTCGGCAAAGAAGGTAAGCGCGGCTCTGTTCGCACTGCCAATGGCGGCACTGTTGTTCGTGTTGGCTCTGGATCTGATCCGGTTCTCAGAATCAAATCAGAATCGACCGGTAACCCAGTCCTTAAAAAGCGGTCAGAATTGAAGGCAGCGCCAAAACGCAAATGAAAGGTCGGATCTGGGAAGGCAGCTGCACTTACCTGAAATGTGCCGACGGCATTGTTGAAGGCCGCTTCATGTTTCCTACGCCCAACAGCCCTGAAATCCTTGGTGCGTTACTGGGCAGACTGGCTGAAGGCGTAGAAGTCATTACCTGCACGGAGGATGACGAAGATGACGATTAAATATCGCGGCGAAGAATTTGAGGGCTACAACAAGCCCAAGCGCACGCCGAAGCATCCCAACAAATCCCATGTCGTCCTGGCCAAGGAAGGCGACGAGGTAAAGCTGATTAGGTTTGGTCAGCAGGGCGTAAAAGGCTCACCAGCGCGAAAAGGTGAATCAGAAGCCAACAAGGCCAGAAGGGCATCGTTCCAAGCGCGCCACGCCAAAAATATCGCCAAAGGCAAAATGTCGGCGGCATACTGGGCTAATAAGGTGAAATGGTGATGGCTTACGGCAAGAAACCAGCCAAATCAGGCAAAAAGAAGGCACCCAAGGGCTATCACTACATGCCCGATGGTCGGCTGATGAAGGATTCAGCGCACAAGGGCAAAGGCAAAAGCGCTAACGGCCTTCCATCTTGAAGATCCATTCCTTCAGGTCGATCACATAACGCCGCAGCTGGTCAGCCCGTTCTGCGTGCCACTTGTCGCCTGTGGCGAAGTATTGGCGCGTATGCAGGTCAATCGCCCGCAGTAGTTGGCTAATCACAGGATTCCACGGCTCCCGTATTGGTGTATTCCACTCGCGCATTGTCCCTGTGGCGGGATTACCGCATCAGTCTGATTGTTGCCCTTGAAAATAGAGATATACTCCACCTGTAACCCTACGGGTATTTCATGTCCGACGAACAAATGCAGGACGCTACGCCGACTGCGGATAATCAAGAGCTTGATGCACTCAAGAAAAGCATTGAAGCCCTTGAACGCAAAAACTTCGAGCTGATCGGCAAGTTGAAGGAACAGAAGGAAAAGGCGCCTGTTGTCCCCGATGGCGTTGATGTCAAAGAGCTTGTTGAGTTCAAGCGCCGCAAGGAACAGGAGGAGCTCGAATCCAAGGGCAAATACGACGAAGCCCTCAAGCAGTACGCCCAGCAATTCTCTGAGCGTGAAGAGGATTACAAGAAACGGATTGGCGATCTTGAGTCGAAGCTGACCGTTAATCAGCTGGACAACCGCGTGATTGCGATCCTGGCTGAGCAAGGCGCGCATAACCCGCACGACACCTTGCGCCTAGTGCGTGATCAGCTGAAGCTGGACGAATCGGGCAATCCTGTGGCCGTTGATGGCTACAACGAAGTGCCCATGAGCCAGTGGGTTGAAAAGCTCAAGACTGAGCGTGGCTATCTGTTTAAGCCGCCTGCCGTCAAAGGTTCTGGCGCTCCTGTTGGCACCAAGGCCGCATCCGCCGAGATTCAACCCGGCACCAAAAACCCATTCGACCGCGAGCATTTCAACCTGACTGAACAGGCTCGAATCTTCCGCACTGATCGTGATCTGTACGAACGATTGAAAGCTGCCGCGAACAATGCTTAATATGTCTGTGTTAGACGCGAAGGCTACGCCGGATCGTCAATGGGTTACGCCCGCAACGTAAAACATTTCTGGTTCTGACTCATGGCGACTCTTCGCTCTGATGTCATCATCCCCGAAATTTTTACGCCTTATGTGATTGAACAAACCACCCAGCGCAACGCATTCCTTGCCAGCGGTGTTGTTCAGCCTCTTGAGGCGCTGAATACTTCGGAAGATGGTGGCGATTTCGTCAACGTTCCTTTCTGGAAAGCCAACCTGTCTGGCGATCTGGAGGTTCTGTCTGATTCTTCCAGCCTGACCCCTGGCAAGATCACTGCCGACAAGCAAATTGGCGTGGTCCTGCACCGTGGTCGCGCTTTTGAGGCCCGTGACCTGGCTGCTCTGGCTGCTGGTTCCGACCCCATGGCCGCTATCGGTCAAAAGCTGGGCGCCTATCTGGCCAACCAACAGCAAGCCGACCTGCTGAAGTCCCTTGATGGTGTCTTCGGTGCTCTGACCGGCGGTGACTCCCCCGCTTTCGATGCCCTGCGCTTCGATACCAGCGGCGCCACTGCTCTCGGCCCCCGTCAAGTGGCTAAGGCTCGCGCTCTTCTGGGCGACCAAGGCGACAAGCTGACCACCGTGGCAATGCACTCTGCTTGCTACTACGACCTTGTTGAGCGCAAGTCCATTGATTACGTTCTGTCTAGCGAAATTGCCGGTGGCCTGACCCCCGACACCGCTCAGCCTGACGCATTCGCCGGTAGCGTTGTTGCTTCCTTCGGTGATGTTCGTGTTCCCACTTACATGGGGATGCGCGTTGTGATTTCGGATGATGTCACCAACAGCGGTGGTAACTACGCTTGCTACTTCTTCACCCCTGGCGCTGTTGCCTCTGGTGAGCAAGCTGCAATGCGGACCGAAACCGACCGCGACATCCTCGCCAAGAGCGATGCAATGTCTGTGGACATGCACTACATCTATCACCCTGTGGGTGCTAAGTGGGGCGTGACCACCACCAACCCGACCCGCGCTCAGCTGGCCACCGTTGGTAACTGGTCGAAGGTGTACGAAACCAAGAACATTGGCATCGTGCGCGCCACCATCACTTCCAACTACGACTGATAGGAGGAACTAACGATGGCATCCATTTTTGAAGCAACTGCTGGAAAGCTTGTTGGCCCCGCCACTGGCGGTACCGTCACTCAAGCTGATACCAGTGGCAAGGCAACCGGTGTGACTCTGAACGCTGCTTCGGGTCAAATCACCATGGACGACGATGCGCTTGCCGCAGGCGTTGAGGTTTCCTTCACCGTCACTAACAGCCTCGTTGCTGCTACTGACGTTGTGGTGGTCAACCACGGCTCCGCTGGCACTGCTGGCGCTTACCTCGTGCAAGCCAACACCATCGCCGCAGGATCTTTCAAGATCACTGTCAGCAACGTGTCTGGCGGCTCACTGGGCGAAGCAATCGTTCTGAACTTCGTTGCTCTGAAGGGCGCTAGCTCCTGATGGGCATGTTCGCCTTTAGGCGACTGCGTGAACTGGAGGTCTCGGCTTCGGCTGGGGCCTCTTTTTCTAATGCAGAGCCGACCCCTAAACTTGAATCAACACCTGAAAAACCGGCGCCTAGAAAACGTCGGACGGTAAAGCCCAAGGCGGAGCCTGCTGATGGCAATCACGATTGACGCCACTGTTGGCGGTGCCAGCGCAAATAGCTATCTCACCCTGGCAGATGCTCAGGCGTTGATTGATGGCATGGTCGAAAACGACGACGTAACCGCATGGGCGTCGGCTACTACTGACCAGAAAAACCGTGCGCTGTATTCCGCCACGCAACGGCTTGATCGTGAACGCTTCTTAGGCGCAAGGGCTACTGACACCCAAGCTCTGCAGTGGCCCCGCACTGGCGTCCGTAAGCCCGACACCTACATCAACACCTACGCGGTCGGGTTCCCGTTCAAGATCACTACTGACTATTTCACCGATACTGAGATTCCTGATCAGATCAAGCAGGCTCAGGTCGTGTTGGCCGTTTACCTCAACAACAACAAAGACGGCATGGGCCTCAGCGGCCTTGAGGATTACAAGTCCGTCACCATTGGCAGCCTGAGCGTCACCAGTGCAGGGGCCAGCAGCATGGCAACCGGTGCTGATCGTGTGCCGCCAATCTTTGAAAGATATTTGACCGGCCTTAGAATCAGTGGACCGGGGAACTTTGCCATTAAGCGGAGCTGATCAATGGGTTACAACTCAGGTATTGACCCCGCTTACAGCATCGGCGGGACGTTTGTGAATAGCACCGATGCCCAGACGGGTCGGTGGAATCGCATCGTGATTTCCAAGAACAACACGAGCTTTAGCGCGATCACCGCTCAGAATTACACCGGCAATAGCCTGGCTGGTGAATCCTTCCCTGCTGGCTTTGAGCTTCAAGGCGTGTTCACCGCCTTCACCCTGAACAGCAGCGGTGCTGTCATCGCTTACAACATCTGATCATGGCTAAATCACACGGCGGCGCTTCTGCAGTTAATTACGCCTTGGGTGCGGAGGTCATTACTGACACCGTGGCTCATACCGGCAAGTTTCACCACATCGACTTTTACGAGAACAGCACGATCACCGCGATTGTGTCCACCAATATCACTGACAACAACTTTGCTAGTGCCACCGTTGATCAAGGTGCTCACTTGACTGGCTATTTCACCAGCATCAGACTCCAGAACGGAGCCTGTATCGCCTACAAGATCTGATGGCGCTTTCTGGTTCGCTACGCAAGGTCGCTAGCAAGCTGATCAAAAAGTTTGGCGGCACTGTCACCTATCGGCAGGTTGCGGGCGGGAGTTACAACGCCACGACGGGCACGATCACTGAGACTGAAACCAACACCACGATCAAGGGCGTTGTTGATGCAGTCCAGAAGCAGGAGCTGAACGAACTGATCCACGAATCAGACAAAAAGCTCACGATTGCAGCAGCTGATCTGACAATCACACCCAGCCTGTCTGACCGTGTGGTGATCAGCAGTGTTGTGCATCAGATCGTCAAAATCAACGTGATCGAGCAGGACAACACAGCCATTGCGGTTGAGCTGTTCTTGAGGGCTTGACGATGGCTAGGCGTATCAGGCTGGATCAGATCGGGGACTACGCCGAAGACAAGCTGAATCGGCTTATGCGCGTCGTGATACTGGAAACGGACGCTGAGCTGAAAGCCCGTAGCCCAGTGGATACAGGCCGCTTCCGCGCTAGCTGGGCGATTGGTGAAAACTTCATTGGTGATTACGACGGTGGGGCGAAGCAGTCCGCCACTGGTGCAAATCGTGAGAAATCCAGCCCGCCAGGTAGTCCTTCGCCGGGTCCGCCGGTCGCCTTGAATTACACACTTGGTAGTGAAAAAATCACAAAGGTCTACAACATTCACAACAGCCTGTCCTACGCCGAGCCTTTGGCAAACGGCAGTTCTAAGCAAGCAAGCGCAGGTTGGGTTGATCTTGTCGCCAAGCAAATGACCAGACGGGCGCGACAATTGGCTAACAGCATTGGGAGGCAAGACTGATGGCCGCGCTTGATCTGAACACTGTTCGAGCCACTATCGAAGGCCGTTTAGCCACAGAGCTTGCCGAAAGCCCTGCCATCCCGGTCGTGTTTCACAACATGGCCTTTTCGCCCACGCCAAATTCAAGTTGGGTTCAATGCCTTACCAGCTTTGGCACCAATGAATACTTGAGCCAAGGCGGCACGAGTAATTCGCAAAACCGCGTCAATGGCGTTGTTGTTATCAATATTTTCACCGCTGTAGGCGTAGGGCCTGGAGCCAACTACGTCATCGGCAAGAGGATTCGAGATCTCTACAATAGAGTGAATGTGTCGGGGGTTTTCTTCGACGCTGCAACAGGCCCAGAGGCTCTGGCTTCACCAGTTCCCGAGGGTTATTTCCAAACCCAGGTCCGTGTGACCTTTGAATCCATCGAGGGACTCTGACCCATGGCAATTCTCCGAGGCGAACAAGGTTCTGTTCAGTTCGACGC